TGGACATATAAATATTGTTATCCAAAACTATCTCCGTTGATTTCTTTAAACTTTGTTAACAAACTTTTTCTTAACATTTCTGATCCATCTTGCATTGACTGTTTCGTTTCTTTTCCTTGAATAGATGACTCTTCATAGATATCAAACTTACCAGTTGACATATTCATTTTGCTTGGCAATGTAATACCATCAGGACCGAAACGATTCTTAATAATATGCCATCTACCTGTACCTGCCATTTTATCTGTTACCTTTCTAGACAATGACAATACAAAGTCTGCAATCATGATCTTTGAATATGACTCTGAAATTTTATCAGCTTCAATGATATCCATTTCCAATGCCGACCTATTTGCTTGAGAAGCTGTAAATACAGGAACTTCATATTCGCCTGCTACACCTCGAAGGTCTTCATAAATAGATTCTAATTCATGTCTCATTTCTTTTCTAGAAACCGCACCTCTTAACAAGTCAGCATAATCGACAATAATCAAATCAGGTTTCTTACCTATCAAAGTCATTTTTTCAATATGCGCTCTAATAGTTGAACAAGAAGCTGTCTTGGTTGGATAATACTTGATAGTTAAACTTCCTTTTAATTTTCCAACGGTATGTTTAATGTCTTCTTGATTATACTTTAAGTTCTGAGCGGCAATACCTGTAATAACAGCATCATAACGTTGTCCTACATATCCTTCATTTAATTCTAAAGTATAATGAACTACATTTAATCCTTGTTTTACTCCGTGAGCTCCTACGTTAATCAAACCCCATGACTTACCAATACCTGCAGGTGCTACAAACACTACCAATTCACCTTTACCAAATCCACCATCTGCTAAGTCATTAATAACCGGCCATGGAGTAGGAATAGTAGAACGAATATTATCTAAGTATCTAGTTTCGACATCAAGGGTATAATCATGCCCTACTGCTTTATCAGCGCCGGCTTTCATTGCATTATCAATTGCTAATTTGATTTGCTCATACTCGCCTTTTTCTAATAAACTAACCGAATCTAAAATTGCTCTTTTAATGCATTGGTTCTTACAAAATCCTACTGTCTCTTCTTTGATAAAATCTAAATCGGGAGATTCTAAATGCTTGTAAATTTCTTTTAAAGAATCTACAATAGACATTTTTAATACATCAGATGTTAACTGACTTGTTTTGATTTTGAATACATCTAATGTCGGAGTTTGACTAAATTCTTGAAAATACTTTATAGTAGTGTCTACAATCCATGTATTAGCTTCTGACTCAAAAAACTCAGGAAGCAATATATCTGAAACTTGTTGCAAAAATCCTTTATCTGTCAATAATGCAGAAATAGTTTTCGTTTGAAAATTATTTCCGAATGACGTTAATTTATCTGCCATACTACTAATATATGTTCTTTTTCTTGTATTTCAAAATTATTTAATTGCATATCCTGCCAATGCACCAAAACTACTCTGTAACCACGTATCTACATTTGGAATTGCCGTATATGCTTTGTCTAACATAAACACTTTTTTGAATCCTAATTTATTAAATGCAGGAATATCAGCGTCAGCTAAATCTCTAATCAATGATTTAAACGTACCTGCAATATCTAAATTTTCTAAATTCATTATGGCATAGTTTTGTCTAATAACAGTCTCTGCATCTAGTATTTGTTGGTACACTTTGTGTTCTGATATATTTGTTCTACAATAATCAAACAAATCATCTATGACATGTTGCTTGTCTTCTTGTAACATAGGAAGTCTTTTAATAAGTGTCTTTGGACCTATACCATCAACTCCTTTTACATTATCAGATGCATCTCCAATAAATACTTTGTAGTGAATGTAATTGTGCGAAGGTACTCCGAATTTTTCTAATACCTCAGGCTGATTAAACATTTTCTTTTGAACTGGTCTCCATACCTGTGTATTAGTATCTACCAATTGTAAAAAGTCTTTGTCATCTGACATAATAGTAACCTTAGATCCTTTTGGTCTAAAATACTCTGTAGTTAAATACGCAATTGTATCATCTGCTTCTATATTATCAATAGAAATACATGTAACAGGTAAACATTCTAAATAAGAAGCTAACATGCCATATTGACGTTTCATTGATTCTATTTCTTGCTCAATGGTTAATTCACCTATGTCATCTGGTCTTCTGAATCTAGTACTTACCGTTCTGTTTTCTTTGTAATTAGAATTGATTTTTTTGCGTCGACTTGCTCCACCCTTTCCATCAAATACAATAATACATCTAGTCGGACTAAATTGTCTTATAACAGCAGCTATTGATCGAAGAAATCCTATTGAACCTCCGATGTGATCTCCATCATCATTTAATAATGGAACTGCACTAAACACTCTGATAAACGAATTCGTGCCATCAACAATAAGAACTCTGGAATCTTTTGTGATCCCAGAGCTCCCTTGTTCATGTTCTTCGCGAATTTGTTTTAATAAATCTGCGTAACTTTTTAACATGTTATGATTCCTCACCGTCAAATTCTGTCTCAATGACAATATCATCTACACCGAAATCTTCACCAGCGCGATAATTCAAAATGTACTTATCGCAAATTGCTCTGTACACTTGATCTTTCATACCAGGAATATCTAAGATTTTAGATTGAAAGTCTTTTGATTGGAATTTGATTTCTTCGCCTGTATTCGTATCTGTATACGTATACCAAGCACCAGCCTGCGTAACTAATTTGAAATCTTTTAGCATTGTTAGCCAAGAACCATAATCATCAATACCAGAATCAAAGTAGATGTCATAATCTACTGATCTCAATGGAGGACCCATTCTGTTCTTGATAACTTGTGATCTAGTTTTAATACCAAATACTTCTTCACGACCGCTATCATCTTTAAGTTTAATTTGACCAATTGACTTAAGACGAAGACGAACCGAAGAGTGGAATGCAATTGCTTTACCACCTGAAGTTGTATAAGGGTCACCAAATGACACGCCTAATCTAGTACGAAGCTGATTAGTAAAAATAAGACAAATACGTTCTCTACCTACAAAGTTTGTAATCTTTCTCATTGCTTTTGAAAGTACAATTGCTTTTGAAGTAGCCCAGCCATCTTTGTCAAACTCTGCTGCCATTTCTGTTTTAGTTGAAGCGCCTGCTACTGAGTCTACAATAATAGTAACCAATCTGTCTTTCGAAGATTTTCTTACTGTTTCTGCAATACCCTCAATTGCTTCGAAAATGTCTTCAACTGTCTCTAAAGGAACATAAAGCATTTCTTTTAAATTAACACCTATTGCTTCAAGAAACTCTCTTGAAATTGCATTTTCAGTGTCAATGTAAACTGCCAACCCTCCTTTCTTTTGCGTGTTCGCTAATGCATGCGCTGCTAATAAAGATTTACCAGAAGCTTCTAGACCGGTAATTTCTGTAATACGACCTACCGGAATTCCTCCGTATGGCCTATTCGCAATTGCTAGATCTAACATGGTTGATCCTGTGGATATCCATTCTTTAACATCTGATGGAGAATCTGTGTCACCATCCAAAAAGTAAGCAACCTTATGATTGGATGCTTTAAACTTTTTGTTTAGATTATCTGCTAAGACACCCGCAAGATTATCTTGTAGATCGGTTTCAAGTATTACTTGTGATTTTTTTGCCATACTTTAAATTTGAAGTTTACTGATTGAATAAATTATCGAATGCACTAGCTACATCATCCACAGTCGCTACAGGTGATGATTCTTCTAACTTGGTTTTGTTAGGATTAGCTGCCTTTGCAGGAGCCGCAGGTGCTTCTTCAGCACTTTCAGGATCCAACCATGACTTCAATAAATTTTCAATTTCATCGTAACTGTACTCTTTGAAAATTTCAGTTACTTTTGGTTGTTGACCTAATTTTTCAATAACACCTTTGTCTTGGGTTACTGGCGTTTGATTAGGCTTAACACGAATAGATGTCTCAGGAAAATCTTTACCGGTTTGTTCCTTAGACTTAAATTCAATAGTAATGTCACGACCAGTTACTGGATCAGTGATATCACCGTAATCAGGATCGGCAATAAAGCTTAAAAGTTCTTGATAAACTTGTTTACCAAAACCCCAAAACTTAACACCTTCTGATTCTTTACCTCTTACTACGATAGGAACATAACAACGCATTGTTGGTTCCAATTTCTTACCCATTTTCCAATCATCAGAGTTACCTGTAGACTTAAGCTTTTCTGCAAATTCTACGATTGGATCGGCTTTACCGAATGATACAGGTGAAAGAATGTTTTTACCGCTGAAGTTGTAATGAAAGTACAATTCCAAGAAAGGATTTTCTCGATTGTGCTGATAAGGAACGATACGAACTACGTTTGTTCCTACTTCGGGTTTCCAAAGATTGTCTTGTTTCTTTGTTACTGTCTGCAATGATTGCAGCTTGTTCTTGATGTGATCTAAATTGATTGCCATACTTATTTGTTTATTTGTTATTTGTTAATTGTTATTTGTTAATGTACATTGAATAGTGGCCAGGTATTCTATGACCGTTAACTTTCACAACTTTTATTAATATATTGATCTTTTTTCAAAGATCCTAATCAAATGTTGATAATCTGATAAACTTTTGTCTTAAGACATCTAAGTTCATTGTTAGATGCAATTAAGAATTGATTTGAATACTTGCTCCAATCAATTACATAACTAGTATCTAATATACCATCATTTTCTTGTTTTATCAAAGCATTTAAAGAATTTACTGTAAACAATGTATTTGTTTCTTTTCTTCTGTGAACAATCATTGCTCCCGGTAACATTCTTTTAATATGTTCAGATTTGTTAATATTGAAACTACAAACCAACTCATCTGAACCATCAATCAATAGTACAAATATTTTCTTATATGCTAGGTCATAGGTTTTACCGATCATATTCACTGTATGATCTAATTCCTCTTCCGTAGTAAATAAACAAATTAATTGTACACTCATCGACGTTACACGCTTTCAAGTATAAATATCTCATAACTGTTTTTTTACTTCTATCAAATTGTTATAATCTGGTCCAATCTCCAATGTTATTGGAAACTTTCCGTTCTCTTCAAATTCGTGTTTTAGTAATTCAATTAATTTTCGCCCGTCTGCAACATGGAAATCTACAACAAAAGCATCATAGGTATAAAGTATAATCTTACTTTGTAAACCTCGTATACGATCAACTATATTAGAAATAACCACCATGTTTCTCTCTGTTTCATATGCCTGTAATAAATAGTTAAGAAGCTTTGCAGGATTCAAATCAGTAAAGAATTTACCATGTAATTTTCTACCGAATAAGGGCGTTTCTACATATCCAGAATCTTTATAGTATTCCCATAGTCTAGCTGTGTATTCTGATATTTTATCAAAGAATGGAATAACTAAATAATCAGATTGAATACCTCCGTATAATTGTCTAAATGAAATTGACTTGGATTCATTGTATTCTTCATCTGTTAATTCTGTTTTATCAAAATAATACTTACCTAAATACTCATGCACTGATACATTGTCAGGAAATGAATAATCTACTAGATTAGCTAATAATCGCAAATGATAAGCATCATAGTCAAATGACATTAAAAATCCATCTTTACCAAATCTAGATATAAACACGCCTCGTTCTCCATTGTCTTTCTTAAGAGCAGCAAAGTTAATTCCGTTAAATCTATTCGAAGGCCTTCCTGTGGTTGTATATGGATTGTATTGTGAATAAACAAATCCTAATTCTACAGGTGTCTTATCAAAATACTTGTTTGCTAATCCATTATGAACAAACAACCCATTCTTTTCTATTTCATATAATGAATTCAATACAGTGTCATTATAGAACCTAAATGCTTCTGTATCTTGATAAAAATCTAAATCATTGAAAAATACATTAACTATTTCTTGACACATTTCAATGTGCTTAGTTAATGGAACAATCGTATTTAAGTTTTGAAAGCCAGGAAATGTTCTAGCAAAAAATTCATGCGCACTTGTTTCAAATTCATCTGGCATTGCTTCGTTTCTATGAAAGTAACGAACCATATCCATATCTATCAAGTTATCTGAATTTAAAAATCGTTTAAATCCTTTTTTGTCATAGACAAAGATATTATTACTAGTCGGAAATAATTTTAATGTATCTACAGGTAAACTTTGACCTTCTGTGTGATTAAATACTAATCCATATTCTTCATCAGAATACAATACATACACATACAAAAAAGACAGCGATTCAATATGTGTAGATTTGAATCCATTACTGTATATTGGAACTATAATCCAATCAGATTCTGAATGCTGACTAAGTGTATTTTCATATTCAGTAACTGACTCGATGATTATCATTTACTGAAATATAATATCAATTTGTCAAATATCCAAATCTTTGTTTAAATTCTTGTGGGCAAAGTGGAGAATACGTAGAAAACTCAGTAAAGTTGGTTATATACTTATCTAATCCTAGAAAGTTAATACTAGTAGTTCTAATAACACGCTCATTGGTTGATGCAACACCCGATAATACAATTGTATCATTTTCTACTATGTCTTGCAATGGACCTGTTATTTTCCAATCTAGTTCAATTGCATCGTATAGTTTTTCATCAATACCTGCTTTTACCTTTCTCCAAAGTTTGTATTGCTCAGCATCGATTTCAAATATGTCTTCTATAGTTTTAAAATTTCTACGTCGAATAAAGTAACGTTTAAATCTTCCTAGTTCAAAGTCTTTTTCAACTGGCGTTACATATGAAAACTTAGGATGTATATTATATAGTACATTTGTTTTACTGTTCCTGCCTTTTTTAATACTGTCTCTGTATAATACAGTCTCAGGTTGAGTAACCGTATCTACATATGTCTTTAATACTTTAGATTCTGCTTTATCATATACTGCACCTGTCATTACAGCTCCGTCAATGTACCTATGATAAAATCCAATGTATTCGACATTATCTGCGGTCATGTATTCTTTACCCGCAGTATACAGGTTTTGAATAATTTGCGACTCAGGATAATATAAACGTTTTCTTGTCATTATTTCATTCTCATTACGGTTGATAATGTAGTTGTCCAATCATTGTTAGAAATACTATGCTCTACATTGGTAACTGTAAAGTATACATCTTTAGCATATAATGATGGAATATAATTAGTACTTACCGTATTTCCAAATACAATTCCTTCAACTCCATCAATTGTTATAGATAAATCAAATGCAGCTGGTTGTAAGTTATTTGGAGCTGTACCTGATGGCTTACTAGCTTTTAACTTTGACAAAAATGCTGACATTTTGTTTATGTTTTGTTCTGATATGTCATTGATCAAGTCACTAGCATAATTAACTAATTGACTAGTATCAAATACAGTTTCTGATTTTGCAGCATCTAATATTGCAGGTGATACATGTACATCAGATGTAACTGACTTGCCAGGATCTTTAGCTGCGATATATGCAGCGGCTGCAAACTTAGATGGAATTTTAGTATTTAATTGTACACCCCGAACCATTGAACGTTTTGTACCTACTTCAAATACATAAGGATTAACTGTAGAATCAATTGCATTTGAATCTACAATGTTCCATTCTTTAGGATTGTTTTCTTTAGGATCTGTTACTAAACTAAGCATATGATACGAACCAGTATAGGTTTTAATCATTTCAAATATTTTTTGAAAGAATGTATCTATTTGGTTAGCATCCTGTGGAAGTTGTGCTCCTATTGATTTTTGATATTCCTCTGATGTTTTAAGTAACCAATCAACAGACATTAATATTTTACTAAAGTCGCCACTTTCAACATCTGCTTCATAGCCCGTATCAGTAATAGTAAAGTCTTCGCCATAATCCATTCTACCAGGTATCATTAATACTAATGGATTTGCAGATCTCATATCTGGATCTACTTTACTATTAGTAACTGTTGAATTGCAAATATACTTGAATGTTAATCCTGACTTTGAAAGCATTTGATTGATTAAATCAACTACTGTTTCTAATGTAACATAAAATATTGGCTCAGCTGGTTCTTCGGCATCATCTGCATCTCCATCAGCTTCTTCACGTCCCTCGGCAGTTCGTTTAAGTTTATATGCAACTGCGACAATAGGAAATGCATATGAATCTAATTTAATTGCAGTTTCTGGTTGTAGTTCAGCTGCAAGTGTATCGCCTGATGTTATTTTAGTAATTTCTTGAGATAACAATGAAAGCAAATTGTTTGCAGCAGCTTTTGTTTCTGAATCACCATCTGATGGAGGTGGAGGTGGTTCAGTTCCTGTATCAAATTCTCCTCCTACTCGCAATGAAGCAGCTAATATACCTTCTGATATTGCTTCACACGTACAATCAAAACCTCCATTAGCATTTAAGTTATATGAAAAGTTGTATACAATTCCTTTAAATACCAATCCAGGTCCAGCTGCACCTCCTGCGTCATTCCATCCTACATTAACTGTTACCTCTGAACCAACTGTTAAAAATGGTTGAAGTGCATCTAATGCTGATAAACTATACGCAGCAAATGACAATTCACATCTTTTAGTAGAACCCCACTTTCCTTCGTTTCCTATTTTTACAGAAACAATATGTGACTTAGGAGTAAATCGTTGTGTACCTGAACTTGCATATAATCCACCGCCTTTTATACCTCCCTGTGTTGGTACATCAATTACAGCTGATCTTCCAGATGCTCTAGTAGTAGCACTTGCTCTAGCAAATGCAGTCTTTTGTAATATCCAAGCATGTGCACCTG